GATGGTCCAACAATATATTTATGTGAAGACGTATCCAAGATTGGTAACTTCTATTTACAACAATCCAATATTCCAACACCCGAATTCCAAAAATTATTGGCCAAAATAACAAAAAATAATGACCTTACAGACAAAATCGAGGCTTTGGAAAAACAAATTGAAAACCAAATGGAAAAAAATGAAGATGGTGAAAAAGTAGAAAAGACCAAAATGAACAACGAATGTAAAAAGATGGTTCACGATATCGAAAAACTCCGTAAACAAGTATTGTTGGTGTCATTAGATTATAAATACATTCCAAATAGTAGACCTCATCAATCTGCTTGGATTGGTGAGGAATTTGTAGAAAATGCATTTAGTCCTCACATTGACGAGGAGTTTGTCAAGCAAATCTTATTGCTCAATATTGAAAACAATTTGAAAGTACTATTGTTACTGGGAATTGGTGTATTAATCAAAGATGGTAATCCGGATTATTTGGAATTAATGAAACAACTTGCACAAAATCAATATCTATATATTATTATTGCATCCAGTGATTACATTTATGGTACAAACTATCAATTTTGTCACGGCGTCATTGGTAAAGACATTAATAATATGACACAACAAAAAACTATCCAATCATTGGGTCGTATTGGTCGAGGAAATATACAACAAAGTTACACTGTTCGCTTCAGAGATGATGAAATGATCAAACGACTATTTCAAGAACAAGAATATAACTTAGAGGCTAATAATATGAATCGACTATTTACATCTGAGTAGTATATACATAATATTACTATAGTATATACACCAATATCTTTTTTATGCCCCATATTGATACATATCAACCTACTTTATCTCCTACTGTAGTAGCGACAACACCCATTAAATCTACCCAAAATCATTATATATTAGGTTTTTTTCTTTTTGGCGGAATAAGTGTTATATATATATTACATTCCATATGTAAACACAGACGTAAAAGGAGACTTTCTATCATTCAACAAGATGATGATAATGTTTCACAAGAATTTTAACGAAAAGTTAATTAAAAATATCTTTTTTTCTATAATAATGCTTCTACCTAATATACATAATCAACTCATAAAATACAGTCCCACTTGGGTCATTGCACCACACGGTTTGACCGACTATATTCACGCGAAAAAATACCAACTTATACCGACCCTTTATAAAATCAATCTTGCCACTACTGCTGGAACACTTTTTGCACATATTTCTCATAATGATTATTTGATTCATTATGCTTTTTTAGTAAGCGCCTCTGTCCATTTTCGTAACGATATGCCCCATTTTCATTTGAAAAACAATGAAAAGAAGATTTTCCAATTATTATGCAGCACTTGTCTGGTATGTCTTGGTCCCGCTATGCAATGGAATATATTTTTGTATTATATGCTTTTTATTCACGTCCCAAATCATTACAAAATGAGTTTTGAATATATCAAAGACAATTTAAAAGAGACTGTGGGATTAATTGCTGGATTTACGTTGTTATTGAATACAATATCATACAATCCAATAAATACAAGTGCTGAATTGGATTGGTTAACCAAGGCATTGATTATTGCACATATTATTTACGAGGAAATGCATATTTTTAAAGACGTTCCCGAAATCATTAATAAAACAAAGGATTTTTTTGAATTATTGCCTTGGTATTACAACAAATAAGAACATAAATTGTGAATGATTATGTAATTTATACATCATCATTTGATTATACTTATAATACTTTTGTATGGTCTACTGCATAAGGATTAGACTTCAATGCATCCATTATGCTTCCATTGTTACGGTCCATTTGAATATTTGAATAATTATCTTTGTTAGCAACAGATGAAATACCCATAAATTGACTTGCTGGTCCTTTGGCTGGTAAAGACCCCATTGCTGGACGTTCGTTTTTCAATAAAACATCTTTTTGTGCATTATTCATATTTACGTGATGATTTAACATTTTCATATTTCCAGGCACCAATCTTCCGTTGATGGTAGAACTTTTAATATCATTGTTGCGTTGGTTCATTTCTGCTTGATAAGATCTCATTTCACGTGTTCCTGCACCAGCAGCAGCATTACCGGAATAAAAGTAATCTCCTGTTTCAGCACGTGTGTTGTCAGCTACTTGATGTTCTGTTACTTCATAAGCACCTCCTCTTTGATTACGATTGACATTTAAATGGAATTTGGATTCTCCAGTTGTTTCACGATGAGTTGTAGCTGCCTTTTGATTTGGATCATACATATATGTTTCAGATACGTGTGTTTTTGGATTTTGATATGGACGTAAAGTTCCTACTGCATTTTGCTTTCTGGATGGACGTAATACATCTAATAATGGGGCGACTGCAGCACCTACAGAATATCCTATGGAACCAAAATAATTAGATTCATTACTACGATTGTTTGGATATGCCCTTTTGGCTTTGTAACCATAATCACCCTCACAAGCAGAGTTTTTGTTTTTTGCGTGTGCTACACCTACTGGTACGGCACCCAAATCAACATGACGTGATTCTTGATATTTTCCTGTTACATATTCTCCACTATTGTAATAACCTGCAGCACCTTCATATTGACGACCAATTTCTTTACGGTTTGTAAAACGATCAATTTGTTCAGAACGTGCTGTTGCACCTTTTTCTAAACCTCCTGTAGTAAACCATCTATCAGAAGTATTTTCATAATGACGGTCTGGACGATTTCTCTCAAATTTACCTTCTTGGCCATATTTTTTAATATGGGATACTGCAGGACCTTCGTAGTTCAATATACTTACACCACCAGCTTTTGGATTGTTTTCGGTACGTAATTGATCTACTGTTTTTGGTACCCAACTTTCACGATTCATCATACCTGCATTAAAACCATCTCCACCAGTTGTTCCATATCCAAGACCTAAACCTGGTGCAACACTTTCTTGTTTAAAAGGATTTACATTGGCTACTTTTTGACTTGGATTTACACGTGATTGATAAAAATCATTTTGATTTGGTGCACCGTGAGAATATTGTAAGTTCTCTTGTGGAGCAAATAATGGTGATTGTTCCTTTTTGGTAATATCTTGAGAACCTGAACCAGTATAATTGTCTAAAATGGCTTCGCTGGTATTTTCATCAACAATGGCGTTTCTCATATTTCCACCAAAAAATGGGACCATATTGTTATGTTGGAAATATGAACTATCTGCATAATCACCGGCCAATGTCTTATATTGTCCTACTGGAGCAGCCGAAGAACTTGTTGTAGCTTTATCAAAATATTTATCAAAATATTTATCGGTATATACTCCAGAAGCACCATCATATTTATTGACAGTTCCCAATTTGGTAGTATTGTCTGTTTCATTAGATAATATGTTCTCCACTTCATTGTTATAATTTTTATCTGGAATACTTACATTTGGAAGACCGCTACTATTAAATCCTTCTTTCTGTTTTTTTTGTTTTTGTTTTTCGTTCACTATATATAGAGAACCTAAAGCGAATAATGGGACTATAGCTTCCATATAATTATAATAGTTATATAAAATAATTATATTATATTTTACTCAAGTTATCTAGTTATAACGGATCACATATGAATTATTTTCGGGTACAATCACAGTTTTTGTTTTTTCCATTGACTCATACACTTTATATGGTACTGATGTTCTATTATTTCGCTTATCTAAACATCTTTTGATATTATTGAAATACGCAAACACCATCGGTATGTCTATATGTATGACTATCAAATCATGATTCTTTTCATCATTCACCCATTGAAACATATCTATTTGTTCTTGTTTCAAAAATGTACCATCTAAAACTATGTTTTTACTGTTCTTTCGTTTCATATAATATTGGGTTTTCTTGTTCAAATCATTGTAATTTTTTATTTTACCATCTAAGCTGAGAACCTTGTAATTATGTTCTTTCAATGCATTTGTTATAGTGGATTTACCGGAACCCGGATATCCCGATAAAATGATAATTTTATTGCGCTTTAATTTGGATATATGTTTTACAGTTTTTTCGATCTGATTATTAAGGCTCTCCTTAATAATCTTGAATTCTTTGTTATATGCTTTAAATTGCGGTAATAATTCTTTTTTTACAAGTTCTCTATAACACTTTTCATCTTGTGATTGTACTTGTTGTTCTAAATTCATATATATCTTATTTACATTGTTTTTTCAAATGGACATTCATTCTTGTTATAACAAGCGTGTTGAGAACCTTTTTTACAGTGTTGTTGATTTGGTAATAATACTTCAAAGGTATTTTGACTGGAACGAACAGTATCCTTTGCTTCAATACGAGATGACCCATTTTGAACAAAAGTATTGTTTAAATGTTGTTGTGGATTGAAATGAGGATATTCCCAATTATACATTTCTTTGTCTAAACATTCCCAAGCTGGATGACTTGCACGAGATTCTTCGACAAACGGTTTTTGTTTAGTATATGAAAGTGGTTGAGATACAAAACGATAATCTTGATAATTATTGAAATCTACATGGTCACGATTGTAAGAACGAGTCAATCCACGTAAATCACTTTCAATATTGGCACCTTCATTATGGGCATTGGCTCCCCATTTTTGAAGACGTATTTGACTATCTTCCATAAATGGTAAATTATCTCCTGGACCTGGAGTATTTAAAATATATCTTCCTGCAAAGGTTGATTCTTCTAATATTTTTTTTGTTCGACTTGGATCAAAATTGAATCTTGTAAATGACATTTATATTATATTTATATAAAAAATTGAATTCTATTTCTACTATAGTTAGTTTGTAATACAAATTTTAAACATGCCAGGTTGGACAAGAGGACAAAAAGTTACAAAAGAAGAATCTCTGGAATATAGAGATAACAAAAAAGCAAAGCGCAAAAACAGGGACAATAGAGACAATAGAGAACACCCAAAAGACAACAAAATCCAAGATATACCACGTCAAGGTGCAAAACCACGACCAGGACGATGCGGTCGCTATATTAGTGAATCTGTCCATTTGGAACCAGTTGTATTAGCTCCAAAAACAGAACAACGTCGGATTATTGTCCCTATTGATGAGAATTTGACAAAGGATTTTGAACAGGAAACTAAATGGAAGGGTATTGTTTTGAATGAAGTAGATAATGATTTAAAAGATGAAATTGTTGGTATTAATGAGTACGATTCTAAATATTGGAAAGATGGTCATATTTGGACTGGACCGCGTATGGTGAAAATGATAAAACCACAACGTATTACTCACAAGTCCATTTTCCAAAATGTGCGAGGAAAAGTTATATATAGTCGCAATGGACGTAATTGGTATCCCAGCTGGAAAGAGACTTTTACACCTGAACAATGGTATTTACAAAATCAGGCCATTATGGAAAGAAGTGCTGCAAAATTAGAACATAAATATAATTTACAAGAAGATTTAACAAGATATACTGCCGAGTGTCATTATGATGAATATGGTGATTATGGAGAATATGAAGATTTTATGAAAACAGACAAATATATTTCTGACCACGATAAGTTTTGTGATTCTTTAGAACAAAATCCTGAAGATGATAATCAAAGTAATTCAGAAGATGATGAAGAATAGAATCATTCTTGAAGAATAAGGTGAAAACCAATATAAGTATATTTTGATAAGTACGCATATACTACTTATGAAATTATTATGGATTATTCCTGGCTTTGGTGAGCCATATAAAAAACAAAAGGATTACTTTTTTTATGAAAATCGTAAGAAGATTGGTCGCAAAATAGATGTAAAAATATTTGAATACAATAAAGAAAATCCTGGGATTGTTGGACAGTTCTTGAAAGCACATTGTCATCCTTGGAAAGTCCGTGATTATGATATTATATTGGTTTCCTTAGATGACGTGGAATTCACTTCTGCGATCAATTGGGAACAAATACAGCATTATTTGTATAAAGATGATTGGGATATGTTATTACCGAGCGTGGCAAACAATAATACTGTGTTTCCTCATATTCGGACGACTGCCCTTTCTGCACCCATTGTTCAGACTACCACAGCTGAATTCTTTTGCTACTTTTTTAAGCCAAAATCTTACGCTACTTGGTGGGGATATTTGAGAGATTACAATCCTTGGCTGTGGGGGATGGACATGAACCTACATATGAATATGCTACTCAAGGTGGGGCTGATGCGGGACTTCACAATATTACATCATTATAAAGGTGGTTCTGAGGCTGGTTCTGTGGGTCGTGTTAAGTATTTTGAGGAAATGGGAGTAACAATGGAACAAGTTGCACAACAGAAGTGTTTCTTGGATGGGTAGTTGTACTGCGTCCTCTACTTGACTGAATGGATTGCCTTAATGACAAACAATATGATGTAATACAGAATATTGTAATTGGATTGTGGAATTAATAGTGTGCTCTTTATATTGTTTTAATTTATTGTTTTTTAAGTTTTTTTGAAAATAAACTTCTGTCTCGAAATTTTTTTTGGACATTTTTAAAAATGTC